GTGCTCTTCGATCTGCTATGTTACATCTTTCGAGGCAACATAGCAAGTTATTTTAACCATTTCGCCTTAGGCGTCGTTGAACAGGTTATCAAACACCTTGGTTAGTTCCTCGGTGGTTGTGGTAGCACCAGCGGCTGCTTTTTGAGCAGTCGGAGAGACTGGTGCTTGTTCTGTGGGGGTTGCTTCAGCCTTTGGGGCTGGTGCTGATACTTCAGCAACGGGCACAGTTGCCGGCACGCCAGCGATGATTTGTTCCTCGGTTGGAAGAACTACATTGGCGCCGGCGGGCGCTGCGGTTTCATCCTGCTGACCTTCGCCACCCTTTTTGAGATAATCTTCAAGAGCTGCGGAGAGAACTTCGTAGGTCGGAGTTTCATACACATCAAACAGATTTGGCTGTTTCGTAGTAATCAATTCCATGATTTCCTTGGCTTTTGGAGCGTTTGGTTCAATTACCGGACGAGGCTTCGGTTTAATCATGATGGTGGTCTCAGGATAATCCTTCTTGACTTCTTCCTTGGTCTTGAAATCCACTTGGATATCATAACCTTGGTTCAAGTCGGTGATGTCACCATAATCCGGTTCCACCATCGTTTCCATGAGCTGATTGTAGATTTGATTTCCAAATCCCCAGAAACGGACGCCTTTTTCCTCTTCCCCACGAACGATGATTGGAACATAGGTGCGGAGTTTCGGTTCAAGTGCTCGGCCTTGTTTCCAAGTGTCACTATTCTTCTTGAGACGCTCAGACAACTCTACAATGGGGTCTGGCTTGTTGAAACTAGACGGCGAGAGATAGTTCTTTCCAGCGAAGTCATAGTGAAACTTCAAGCGGATGAACGGGTCGTCTGGTTGACTTTGGAGTGGAACGATTCTTACGACTTGTTTTCCGGCTTTTGGTTTCCAGATGATGTCTTTAGCCTTGGAATCGGTCTTGCCTTTTTTCTTTGAGGATGCGAGGCGGGCTCTTATTTTGTCGATGTTAAGTGACATTTGTGGTCTTTCTCTTTAATTGTTAACTCTGTAAATCAATCACTAACTATCAACAGTTAATTCTCGATTTACTCTATAAGTAGAATACCACAATTGAAAACACACGTCAATTTATTTTAACCAAAATGCCTAACCTTTCGTTGTATCGGTAAAACTCGCATTTGAGAGTTTCTATAATTTCTCGTTGCCGCGTCACATCTTTTCCCCTTAAATTCCCATCTACATCATAATGTTTCGGTTCATCATATTCAACCACAATGTTTCTGTTTTTATCATACCCATCTACCCAATAACCAAGGTTTTTTACGAAAAATTCGCCTCCGTTGTTAGCATACTGTAAATTCCACCCACGATTCGAATTTAAGGATTCAAAATATTTACACGACTTCAAATTATATCGTGGAGATATATCATACCCATACTTTTCTTGTAACTTTCGTATAACAGTTAATCGCATTTTCTTTTTTGTATCACTGCTTTGGTGGGTCCCATACAACGGGTGATTTTTTCCTGACATTCGAATACTATGTTGCTTTCTTTGTTTTATAGAAGGAACTCTACCTGTGTTTGCTTTGCTTACCATTTGTTTTACATGTTCGGATTGCCGGCGTCCAAACATAGGGTGATTTTCTCCTTTGTAATTCCTACAATCTAAACATTTAGATTTTTTATCTAATTGCCGTATCATGTCCAACTTCAACCCATATAACTGAATTTTCCCGCACCCATTACAATGCTTGAAATATTTACGATTTCCATCAATCACAACATATTGATAATCGTGTGACCTATCAAACATACAATCATAAACAATCTTTCCAACTTTAATTTGCTCATTCATAGTGCTTTATCAATATTAACACCCATAAATATAAACGGCAAATATTAAACCAACAAAAAAGTGGTTTAGGAAACAATTTCAAGTAACTTGATGGGCAGTAATCGGATGGAGGGGTCGCCTGTAACAATAAGTACATTTTCATAGAGCTGCCAATTGACCGAATAGGCTTTGTCGAAGGTGCCAGAGTTTTCCTTTTTGATGATTTGATTCATCGCGTTCAAAGTGTACAAGGTATTCGTTTGCTTCTTACGATGGATGGAAATCGTATTGGGGAATTTAGGCAACTCCTTGCCCTCATTCAGTATGTTGTAGGTTATGAATACTTCCTCTTTGGAAGCCACATTTGAGAACACGAAAAACCGGTTGCTGTAAACCGTGTAGAACTTCTTGATTTCTTCAATGGTCTCCCTAAACTGGGGTACTGAACAGAAGGTGCAAAGCAACTGTCTTCTCTGCTCGTTCATATTATGGTTCTAGTTTACTAATCAAGATTTCTGACAGGCTTTTGATTCTTCTTAACGCATCCGTCTCATCCTTACCAATTGATTCGTTGCACATTTTTACAATATACTCAAGTACCCCTTTCATTGTAGCACTATCAAGTGGAGACGATAAAATGCTTTCAAGCATGTAATCATCGCCCTTTAGAATGTTCTTGATTACCTTTTTGTCAGCTTCTTTTTCCGCTGTTGATTTTACGGGTGGCGGGGGTGGTTCTTTGGGCTCAACCGGCGGCTCTTCGGGTTCACTTGTTGGTTGGGGAGCGGACACCGTAGGAGTTTGCGGTTGTGTTTCTGAAGCTGCTGTATCCGCTTGGGACAACGGTAATGTGGTTTTTTCCGCACTCTTAGGTTCGGCTTTTACCGGTTCTTTTGTTGGCTCTTTGGCCGCTGCAGGTGGTGTAGCGATGGGTTGGTCCGAGAAAACATTAGAGGCTCTCTTAGTAGGGTCTTCTTCAAAGTGTGTTCCTCGTTTGATGGCATCTGCCTTGTATTCAGGGGTTGGGAATGTAACAAGAATACCTTTAATGTTGTAAGCCTGTCTTTCGGGATACTTCCCTTCAACAACCTTGTTACAGAACTCCACCGCAGCGGATTCGTCTATGCCTTTGTTGACAAGATATTCACGCAGAACATCCATATGTGTCTCTTCCTCAATACTGAACGTGCCGTTCGGGATTCTTGGGTCTAAAGACACATCATTCAAAACCTTTTCAAATATGTTATTTTTCATGTCTGATATAAATATCCAATCAAACTCCGAAAATTACGGATAGATTTGAGACACCGAAGCATAGGAATCGCCAGCATAAACCTTGATGGGAAATCGTTCTCCCATTTTCATAACTGTCATTACACCATTCAGTGTCGTTGAACCGTCATCTTTGTGAAAATCAAACAAAACCGAATCATACGTGTATAAAACGGCTCTAGTTCGTTTGTTCTCAAGGTATCTATTCACAGCGTTTAGTGCTTGAATGGCAATTTCTGATTCGGTGGCTTGGAGAATGTAGTTGAACAGTTTGTTGGGATTGGGGTCAAGCAAATGCTTGTTGGTGATTTTCCGTTTGAATATTGGAGTCAACACAAATCCCTGTTTTTTGAACTCTTCCCAATTTTGGTCAATGAACGACTTCAACCGAGCGAAATACTTGATGGTCTCAAATTGGGGTTCGACTCCACCATAAAGTTGCCGGAATGTTAGTTTTTTGGCCTCACCTATTTCGTAATCCCCAAGATTCTCCCGTTTGAAATACATCTGACCGAGATACTGATAAATATCAACATCAATGGCGAGTGGGAACTTCACAAGATGACAAATAATTCGTGGATGGAAAGCAGCGTAATCAATCAGCACCATCTTCCCATCTTTTCCATACCGTGAAGTAAAACAATTCCTCACGCCGTTTTCTTTGTTGAGGGCAGCGTAGTTCACATTGTCAAAGTGATTGCTGGGCCGACCTGTTACAGTATAGATGTTGTATTGACTGAAAACTGTGTTTGGGCGTGGTATGTTGGCGGCGAAGTGTTTTCGGAAACACTCTTCGATTACATGGATTCCATTCTGTTCCAATGCAGCAAGCGTTTCAATAACAATTTTGTTTTCTTTCAGATAACCCACATCCGTATTTCCGGGGGTGAACGAGTCACACATTCCATCAAACATTTCTTGGTGTTTGAGAATGGGGATGACATTGTTCAGATTCGCTACACCTGACCGATAGAGAATTCGGTGAGCAGGAGTTTCAAATTTGGAGGCATCCATCGTTTCTCCCTCACCAAGAAACTTATGTAAATTGGCGTCCAACAACCCCACAACAGGAACCATCTGGATGAACGACTTTTTATCAAATACCCACTTCCGGTTTGGGAGTTTTGAGAGGTTTAGACTCAAAGTTGACTTGTCAGTTGCAAGGGAATCACCATGATTTAAGGAAAAAGCGTGGGTTTTTCGTCTTTTCACGTCCCGCATGAACACAACGGAAGGTTGTGTAACGGATGGGTGCAGAAAAGGGTCACAAGGAACTATGCCGAGAACGACATCACCGCCATGTTCACATACTTCCTTGAAAACTGAATCGTAACCTGAGTTTTTAGACTCCATTATCGTTGAATGATACGAGTCCACTGTCAAACTGTCAACTTTTTATCGTCCGTAATCCTTCGGCCAAGAGCCGTCCGCCGGGTTTGGTCCGGGTATTCGATTGATAATATATTTCCTCAATGGTGCCAATTGGGCACGGATGGTGGTTTCCCAATTTCCTGATTCTAATGTCTGATGAACGTCGGTGATTCGGAAAATGACATTTCGGTGACTGTAAGGTTCGGGTAAATTTTTGATGAGGAAATATTGGAAAGTTCTCAGACCCCCGATTCCTAAAAGAACCAATTCCAAATAGATTCCCGGCTGAACCGCACAATATCTTGGGTTGTTATCGTAGTCTTGGTCATCCAACAACATTCTCAGAATTTGTTGTCCTGAGGGACTGGGCAACACCAACTTAACAATCTCCTTCTTTCCTTTTGGAATATCTGGGAAAAACGGACCGTTTTCAAGAGTCATTTGAAACGACCCGTCATTAGCATCTTGATTGATATATTGAACTGTGCTTATCAAATCCGCCAACTGGTCTTTGGATGTTTGCGCTTTTTCAATTTGACGTTCTTGGTCTCCTTGGATTCGTTCTTCGGTGTTCAAGATAACCGAATCTCTGAACTGATAATCCAACAAATCGTTTTTGTCAATGTATGAATACTTTGAGCCTGAATTGTTGATGTTTCCATACAATACACGAGTCGCTTGGAGGTTATTCATTACTGGACGGAACTTCAACGACTTAATCAAACTGTCCGAATCAAAATAATCAAAAGTGTATATTGAATCTACTACAGGTTTTCCATCAGGCTTTCTGACTATTTTTATTTGACCGATGTATTTTCTGTCGGTAATGGTCATGGTGTTTTCATTCTCCACCAAGTCCAACTCCCAAAAATTATCCGTTGCTTCGTTGAGCAGTTTAAGAATGGCTTCGTAAATGCCTGTATAGGTTTGTTCTTTAGGCTCCGTACTTTCAATGATGGTCTTGAAAGCGTAATAACTAATGTAAATGTTCGTCAACAATCCCGAACGGTCTTTCTCCACATAATTGCCGTTGGAGCCAAACGGACTAGCAGGCAATTGAGCGTCTTCCGCTGATGGGAAACTATAACTCTTTAACGGCCCGCCCAGAAGGTATGAATATCTTATCATATTGATAAGAGAATCCAAATCATTTCTATAACATACTTTTGCTCCCTGAGAAAGTGTTTGGTTCAACTTCAAGTCTGCTTTGGTGATGGCTGTGATGGTTTTAACATATTGGTCTTCGTAATCCGAATTTTTTCCTTCCTTCACGTTGCGTAGCAAGCCACGTAGCCCATATTGGAATTTTGGTGCCTGACGATTCGGAATCAACACACGTGGGTCGCAAGAAATCAAGTTTGGATGTCCACAAATAACAGTGTTTTGGATATCTACTTTGAACATGGGTTGGCCTGTTCCTCCCGGCACAGTGGAAAAACGGTTCAATATTTCGACTATCATACCCATATTTATCCAGAGTTTGCTTTCTAGGTCACTCGCTAGAGTGGTATTGTCGAAATCCTTTGGAGCAGGTTTTCCAAATATGGAATATGAGTTAGGAGGACGTCCGGTGAAGACGCCGTAAACGTAAGGCATTCTCATGCCTCTTACATCCTTATCTTTTTCATTCAACAACGGAAGTATGATATCTTGCCACACTTCGTTTTTCGGATTTTTCTTTGACAGCTTAATAATTTCAGCTTCGGGGTCAAGAGAATCGGCTATGATTGGCAGGTTTTTTACGACATCATCTTTGGATACAAAATCCTTGATGGATTGGAAAATTCCATCGACAATCGTTCTATCCTGTTTCACCATCAAAGAATTATCCTTGACCATGCCAGCGTAAAGACGGTCTTTGGAAGTAATTTCCGTTGAACAGATAATCTTGTTGCCTTCAATACTCCAATTGAAATTGCTAACGATACCGTAGATGACATCGTAGTTTCCTTTTGACTTCATGATGTTTTCGGTATAAAGCGGATAGGAGTTCTTCCATATTTTCTTCAATTCGCCTGTATCATACAGTGGAACAAGAGACGCTGGATTGAAATGATTCCATCCCCATTCCACCATAATCGTCATCCCCGGAACTAGGAAATAAGGCGTCATATATTCCAACTGTTTCCATGAGAAACACACCCACTCAATGGTGGCCCGTCTAAAAAACTCTTTCATCATAACAACTTCTATTCTTGAAATTTCAGGAGTGGGAACATGAATCGGATAGTTCCCTCTTTCGCCTTGAGGAACAATCAACGAGTTCTCTATGGTGTGAGGAACAGCATACATTCCATTTTCAGGGTCGCCGGGAGTATATCCAATTATCTGATGGGTGGAACCGGGCGGTGTGCCTTCTACGGACTGAAAACCGTAGGTCTTGTAAAACCCTTTTCCGCCATACAACACAAACCGTTCTTTTGGAGGTTGAGTTAGAGGATGGCCAGCACTATTGGAACACATACGAATCCAAGACACCATCGGTCCTTTGTAGGCATTCCAATCTCCGGTGTCTGAACTCCAGCTTGATTGTTGGTTCTTGACAAAGTTAAAACTCCGATTGACCTTTCTTCGGTTCAACTCCGATTGAACCTCAATGGGAATGTTACATGGTTGCCAAGGAATGATGGGTGCTGGCATAACTTATTGGTTGATATTGTGGAACTGAACTAAAATGTTGTTGATGCTAACAGGAACACGAAGTTGTAACCCCGGTTGTACACTCATTCTTGCTTTACCCAAACCGTTTGCCAAAGCGATAACCCACCAAAGAGTGGGGTCTCCGTAATACTTGTAAGCCAGTGTGTCCAAATAGTCACCTTCGTTGGAGATGACAATGGTATCACTTTCTTGTGGTTTGATGTCAGGATATTGAGTGGTCTTGTAAACTCTTTTTCCGTCAAACCGAACCGTTACTTTCGTTGCATCGTATCTTTTCATGGCTGTTTGATGTAAGCTCCAAAATTGTTACGTACCGTTGTTTCTTTGTTAAAACTACTAACTGGTGGTATGTAGGGTTTTACGCTTGAAATAAACGGGTCTTTTGGAGTTCTTTCCCATTCATCTTTTCTTGGAGAATGCCCAAAATGTGAACCGCCGACAATGGCACGTTCCTTTTCGAGCAAGTTACAGGTAATAGCGATTTCAGCCTCTCTTGGAACTTGAGCGTAGTTTTTACCGAGTTTTGGAGAAGTGATGATGCCAGCAAGATAACTCCAACCCGTCACCGAATTTTCTTCGTTTAGAGTTTCCCAAGCGGCATCATCTGGTATGTTGACATTGATTGATGTAACAACGATTGGTTGGAACTTGTACAAATCACCAATGGTCAACATGAACATCGGAGGAACGATGAAACGGTTGTGTTGACCCAATTGTTCAAACAAGGTGTCTCCGGTCGTATAATTGGATGGTTTGACGCATGATGCCATGTAATTGATTTTCTGCCAAGTCGGCATCAATTCTATTACGCTGTTGATTACCACATTGAATGTGAAAGAGAGGGTTCGGCTGAATCCGTTGTAGGAATACAACTGGTCAGCACGACCAATGAAACGAAGTTCATCCCAGAAAGCGGTGTTACCTTCTGATATACCTTTAACTGTAGCACGGAAAGGAATGTATTTCTGATTGACGACATCGTAGAAGAAGAAGGCTATCAAATCATCTTCATATGGCTTGTATTTCTCCCATTTGCCTTTGTATGTATCGGGCAAGGAATCTTCTGGAATCAGAATATCTCCGTTATCTTCTCCTTTGAGAACGCCCAGCAAGTTCATGCCATCAGAGGTAAATGTGGTGGCCATTCTGAGATTTCGGGATGAGAAAAGGTTGTCAATTGGACGGACTCCAGAAAATCTGGAGTTTCTGTAATCCTCTCCCACGCCTCTTTCGTTCTTTGATTGGTTTGTTTGAACATTTCTGTTCAGGCGGTCATACCCAACGGTTTCTGGTTTCCCTGATGCTAACAATCGGGAATAAGTGTTGGTAAGAACTTTGTATGTTCCGGCGTTATTGATACCACTAATAACCTTTTCAAGAGACTCATTTATATCCTTAACTTTTTGAGATTGTGGGTCTGTGAACTTGGTTTCAAACTTATTCTTCTCTTGAACATAGGCACCAAAATTTATCAATACATCGGAGTTTGTGAAAGTGCCTTTGTCAGATGGATAAACAACATCACTATATTCCATCCCACGTTCTTGTGATACATCATATCCTACCGCTTGACCATCAATCGTGAACTTTGCCGCTCTATTTGAAACGGTGTCCAACAAAAAAATAGGCCATGATGTGTTGTTGACGATTCCTTGTGGTAGTGGGAAAAACTTTAACCCCACAATGGGAATTTTTTGCATCGTGTGATTGCTATACCACGGTTGATAGAAACTGTAAAACATCATGCCCCCACGTCCGTTCTTATCGTCACGGAGATGTATTTTACTTGCGGCCATCAAATCATAAGCGCTTTCATCCGCTCGATAAGAGCCGGGGGATTTTTGGGGAGAACCAAAAAACGATTTGAACGATGATGCAACACTTGATAACAAATTGTCCAACGCTTGAGAAAAACCAAACCCAGCACCGCCCGAAGTCACACTCCACCGATTTTGGAGAGCCACCAAAGCATTGTTGGCGTCAGCTCCACGAATCATTCCTTTTCCCTGACCCGAAGCAAAAATTGACAGAGCTCTTTCATCGCCAGCCGTACTGGATGGTTTAACGAAACCATTCTGCATGTTTATACCAACAATTGAGGTAACTGAGTTTAACAGCCCACCAAGAATTCCGCCCTCGATATGTCTCATGGGCCTGTTGCCCAATCCCATTGTCATTGGTTGAACCGTAGCTAACAACGGAGTCAATGGATTGTAAAGTCGTGTTTCATCAAAGATTTGCAGTCTTTGCAAAGCGAACTGTTTAATGTTGTAGTTGATTCCATTCGGAGATATCAAAAACTTGGATACTCTTACAACATCATCAACGGTATCTTGAGTAACATTGTCAACGGCAGCTACCGTCCTAAGAATGGCAGGTAGGTTTCTGAAAAACCCTTCCTGACCCTCATCGGGATAACGATAGATGAACGGTTGCTTGTTCGGGAAAATACCATAAACACCATCTCCCGTCGTGTATGGAGAAAACTTGTGCCACATGTCGTGGTAGTTGTATTTCCACAAAAGGCTTATCTTGTTAGGTGTGGGTGTGGTAGGCCAGTTTGGAGGCACATTCTGAGTTTTCTCTGGAAAACCCGTGACCTGACTAACTTGAGGATATACTACTGACATAGATGTTATCGACTTCCTTCAATGCCTCTGAACTCCAATGACCTTCCGAGTGCCGAATCTACTTTCATGGCATCAATGTTAACCGTAGCTCTGAGTTTACCCGCGGCAAAATCATCCCTCATTTTGTCCAGAGAGACCACCACTTCATTCAGTTTGTCTATAACCTCTTTGTTGGAAAGACCGCCCATAGGCTGACCAGCAAATCCAGAAGGAACGCCTGCTGCTCCGCCCCTTGCTGCTACTTCTGGAGTGACCGCCAGTGTGTCTGGCATGAGTTTCTTGAACACTCCACCAATCAATGGCATGTTTTTGATGTATTCCCATGCCATCTTAAACGGAGATACCAACGCATTGAACAACATACTTCCAACGGCTTTTAACCCTTCTACTATCGTCAACCCCAATTTAGAAGGTGAGAACCCAAGCCAATCTTTTATGCCGTTCCATGCTTTATCAAACGCACCAACTAAAGTCTTCCAAATAGCCTCACTAACAGAAACTATACCGTCCCATATCTTAAAAAGAAGCAACCAAACCCATTGAGCCGCAGCTTGAATGGGTTTAAGTTTGTCCAACAACATTCCTACTCCAAACCCAGCAGCGAATGCTGCCACTATTGCAGCAGCCGCTCCGGCCACCGTGGTTGTAAAAAATGCTACTATTGATGTACCAAGACCAGAGAAGAAACTAGCTAACCAAGGACCGATGGAAGCAAGACCACGTACTATCCAAGGACCGATGGAACGAAGAAACGGCATCAACCTAGCTCCCACTCCGGTAAAAATTCCGCGAATCATAGTTCCGATATTACTAAAAACAGGTCCAAGGGATTTAACCAACTGAGAAATATACCAGCCGGCCTGCCTAGTATACAACCCAAAAGCACGCATACCTGTGGTTGTCAATCCCCATCCCTTCGATATTTTCATTACCCAACCAGTCATCATTTTCCATGTAACATAAACTGCCGTGCTCACTCCCAATACCGACTTCAAATTATCAGCGATAAATTTGAGAATTCCTTCAATTACTGGAAGGAACACCTTAGCCAATTGCATTTTAATTTCTCTCCACGAATTTGAAATGTTGTTAATCCTTGTTTGATTTCCTTCCATCGTCAATTGCGTTGCGGCTATTTTAGCGTAATTTTTAGCAGTGTCAGCAGTAGCAGCCTGCATTTCTTTCAACTTCCTCTGTTGTTCTCTGAGTGCTGGGTCCTTGGCAATGGCTCGTTGTATGTTTCTTTGTTCTTCACTAGCTTGTGCCATCTTAGCCATAGCCTCTTCTGTCAAATTTAGAGCTTTAGCTGAGGCAGCCATCGTGATTGGGTCTCGCTTAAGCAGGTTATGTTTTTCTATCAATCGAAGTTGCTCTTTGACCACCCCTAAAGTATCGCCCTCATAAGCTAGAGTACGAAGTCTTGTTAGGTTCATGGATTCTCCAAGCAAAACACTTGCCTGCATTTCACTCTCAATGCTTGTGGTAAAATCCAAAAGCCCTTTGGATGATTGTCCTACATTTTGTAAGGATGTTCCCATTCTTCGGGCTTCAACCGCAGCCTTAATCAACTCCAATGAACCACGGCGAATAAACTGATAGAAATTCTTTGAGTAATTGCTGACATCCTCCATGACATCTTTAACAGGAACTTGGGCTGCACCTGCCAACGCAAACGCGAACAGCATCGTGTCCTTTTGCATCAATTGGGTTGACCTTCCAGCCATAGCCAAGTTTCTAGTAAACTCTGCGGTTGTTGCCGAGGAAATTCCCAACTGTGCTTGAATCAAGGCAAAACTTTTACCTAGTTCGTTAACCGTTGGTTGAAGACCATATGTTGTTCTATGAAAAGCGACCGCAGCATCAGCAGCGATTTCTGCTGTAACTCCAAGGCGAGCCATACTAATTGCGGACTCTTGGATAAATTTGGTTGACTCCCTAGCATTATCTCTGGTCACGCCCATTTCTTGACGGAATTTGAAAGCCCCCTTGTCCAACTCGTCAAATGTATCGACCAGCATTTTTGTAAGCTCGACCAACAATGTAAATCCTAAAACAATTGGATGTTTTCTCCATAACTCCCCAATGGTATTCGAAATTTCTACTAACTTTCCAAGGCCCGCCTTTCCCGCCATAGCATCGAC